TGAGTCCGCTGTGAGTCTTAATACCAGCATCATTGCCATACTCAAAAACTCCTGACCATCTGTATACTGGTAATTTGTTTTTCTCAATGGTATATTCATCCTTGCTTAAAGTCCGCATTTTTAGAATACGATCTCTATACCTACTATTTTTTATCCTTTCAATGGCAGATTCTACAGTGATATAGTTCTTATCAAATGTCTGCTGTACTGATTTGTATATTGAGATCATCTTTCTAGAATGTATGTTAAATGAAAAGGCCCCTTCAGCTTTCGTGATGCAGCACTACTCGCCAAAAGAGCCTTTAATAAGTTCTTCTAATCCTCTGCATAGGACATTGCAAATGTAAAACAAATATTCATATGTTATTTAACATCCGATTTATTTTTAAACATCCGATTTACTGCCGATTTATTTTGCTTGTAACTATTTGATAATCAATCAACAGCCGATTATCCGATTTATTTTGCCATTTTTTGAAAAAAAAGTTTTTTACCACATTATTTAAAAAATAAATATATATAGAATAGGAGCTGATGTAATCGGCAATCAGATTATTCATACAGCTGCACCCATTCTGTGAGCTTCGCAATGAAGTCATAGTCCTCTAGGATCACCAGTCCAGCTGGACATTTCTCAATGGGGCAATCAAACTCTTCTCTGAGCATGAAGATATCTTTCTCAATGGATGACTGGCTGTAATTATCGGATAGAATATGATTGATCCTAGTGTGCAGTCTTGCAATTGTGTACGGCCTTTGCTGAAGGCAATATACAATAGCTGACATTCGTCTTAATTTATTCCTCATAGCAATTCTTTTAAGTCATCCCTAGTAATGTATCCACTCTTATCAAGAAAGTGGCTAGAATCGTGTGTATTGAGCTTCAGCGTCAATGTAATCATGTTGCCTGATACATGGTCCACGCACATCCACACTTTATCCTCTTCTATTTGTAGCAGATAATCTTCATGTACCTCCTTGTGCAGCTCGTTGATTGTCTTTAGATATTCATAGTCTTTGGCCCTCATCCAAATGTTGTGCTGCTTGAGTCCATGTAATACAGAACAGTGATCCATTCCAAACATCTTCCCAATGGCATCAAGGCTGTGCCATCTACGAAGCTCTGACCAAAGGTAGTATCTCTTATATACCAGCTCTCGCTTTCTGTTTCTTACTTTGAGTCCATGCTTCTCAGCTAGATCCATAATCATTGATGTGTTCATAGCTTTTCTATTTCTTGTTTGACCTCATGCCAGTATTGTTCATCATCTACAAATACTAAAAGTCCTGAATTGTATATCTCATAAACTGCAATTAAGGCACATCCTTTTGCCTCCTCTATATCTAATCTTTCATCAGTTATCTCAAAAAATATTTGCTTTTGAAACTTATCAACTAACTCTTCTGCTTTCTCTTTTGCTGTCATATATCTTCAATTTTATATCCCCATGCAATGTATTGCTCTAATGTATCAAGCTCATCAGCTGGATGATCATACCCCTCTTGTCTTAGATATCCTCTAGCATCTTTATAACAGTACCACCATGTGCCACCATCAGGCTCAACAGAATCCTCAAGCCATAGTCTATATTTCTTAAATGGTACCATAGTCCATCTAAGTCCAGCTTCAGTAGGTCCATTGTATAGCTTTAAATACTTTGCCACATCATTTGTGTATATTATCTTCTCAAGCACTCTGCCATCAGGATGATTGAATGTGAATTTTACTGGTATTCGTTTAGTTGCTTTTTTCATATCTCTTGCACTGCTTTAATTAATGGCGGCCACATGTCAGCCTTCTTGATTGCATCCTCTCTGCTATTAGCTTGTAGCACTATATAGGCATCTTGCCATTTAGCTTTGCTATTCAGCTTGAATTTATATGTGATCTTCCAGGTCCTCATTTCTCTTTGCTTTTATCTTGTAAATAATTATCATGATTGCTGTCCAGGATAATGCTATATAAACACCTATCCATTCAAACCAATGCCATACACCCCACCAGAATAATACTGTAGTGGCTGCCATGACAAATAATATTGCTGCTGTTTTCATCTTACTCTGATTTATAACAATTAAAAAAATATTCAAATGATTCATCTTTATCATTATGCGTACATCTGCCAGTATAAAATCCATGATCATAAAAATATTTATTCTCACTTTTCTCCATTTCTTTGGCTTGTTTAATCCATTCAGGTTTTGGGAGTGCTATGAAGTCTCCTTGTGTCATTTGCTCAACCAACCATTCTACTGCTGTTTTCATCTTATTCTGATTTAAATGTTTGATTAAAATAATCTTTACCAATCTTCAATGGCTCATTATAAATATCAGTTTCCATTGCTGTTTCATAAGCCTCAATAATCTGCTCTTTCTCCATCTCTTTTGCTTTGTCAATTGTTGGCTGATATAATGTCGCACCAGGGAAGAACATATTTAATTGTTCTTGTATTTCATTTGCTAACCATTCTACTGCTGTTTGTTTCATGCTCTTGCTTTTAAAAATTGTTCATATAACTTCACATTGAATGATGCACTTTTCACATCATCTGATTCTTTTGATTTCCACCATTTAATCATTCTGTTGACTGGTGATCTGAATGATACAAATTCATTCTCTTTTTGCTGTGCTTTTTTCATGGTACTTAGATTAAAATTAAACATACTCTTGATATCTCTGTTGATATAACTGCATAAGTCTTTAGCAGCATATTGATTTGATCTGATATATTATTGTGCTTGACTAGATACTCTTCATATTCTTTATGTGATATGAATTCTATGCATTGCTTGTAGAATGTCTCTTCACACATCTGTTCATCCTGAAGATCTTGGATTTGCTTTCTTAGTTCACTCAATAATACAGTGAGCTTGTCAATTTTTAGTATTTTTTCTTTCATCTTTTGTGGTATTAGTGTGCGTTACCGAGCCGCACGCCTCGTATTGATTTATTATAAATTACCAGTATTCATTAATTTAACTATTGCATTTGCTGATTTTAGCACTGAATCAAATCGATAAATTTTATCATTAAAGAAAACCCAAAAATAACCCTCTTTATTAATTCTATTTGTTGTAAACCAACCTAATTTTTCATTATAAAAATCTTGACCTTCAATAATTGATTTTTTAATTTCTGCTTTCATAATTTATGTTTTTCGTTTGTGCCTTATTGACCTTACAAATGTATTAAGGTTTTTTATATATGCAAATAGTTATCATATTTTTTTCACATTTTTTTTATTGGGCCACAAAAAAGAGTAGCCATTGCTGACTACTCTCACCTAATTACCACATTTGATGGCTTTACGAAAAAGCTAGGTATACGGTAGAACCGTTTATCTTTTTGGCCTTTAGTATTTGACCTCTATTTCCTTTTGCTTTGTAGCTGACATGTACCCAGTCAGGCTGTGAGTCATTACCAAACTCCCATATCATCTGATCAAAGGTAATATTTTCTTTGATATATTCAAATATCTGTGCGTTTGTTACCTTGCCATATCTGTCAGCATCAAGGTCAAAAGCCTCAGCTTTGCAATGCTGCGAGCTGGCACTCCCCTTGACAGCACGATTCAAGGCACCGGATCTGTAGCCGGAGCTGATATGAATAGGTACACCAAAGTGCAATCTGAGAGGCTCAAATACTTGCTCACATAGCAGCTTTGCAGCTGCTAGATGCTTAGGATCAGTGATAGTATTATCTATGCCTCTGCGCTTAGCAGTATCTGAATGGCAAAACTCTGCCAGTGTGACGTGATCACTTAGCATCTTCCTTAGTTAGCTGTGACAATGTAGCTGTAACTGTACCAGCTGCGACCATGTATCCAGCTGCTGTGACAAGTGATGCTGGCAATACCACTGGAGCAGCAACAATAGTTGCACCAATCACACCAAGTGCTACACCAATGCGCTGCACTTTTTTCCAAAACTTTGGCGTCTTAGACTGCCATCTTTCTTTTAGGCTCATATTTTAATTCTTTAGGTAGTATACCAACAAGCAGATCAGGATACTTTACACCTGAATGCATATCATTGTCTGTTGTTTGAATGCGATCCTCTAGGCAATCATATAGCTTTGCTTCTACTCTTTCAAGTTTGCCCTCAACAGCATCAAGTCTGCTTGTGAAATAATTAAACATTAACACTAGGATGAGAGTCAATAATCCTACCATCCCATTCTTTTTGATTGCTGCTGCAATTGCAATTGGATCCATGTTAAATTATGCAGTTTTGTTCCAAATCAATATATCTTATTGAGTATGAATATATCAGAATATATATTATTTCCTGAAGATGCAGTGCCCCATTGAGCTGTTACATTTAATGCATTTGAAATTGTAGTATCAAATGTTGTATTGTTTACTGAGTTAAATCCAAATCCTTGCACAGAAGCATTGTTAGTTTTTGTATAATGAAACGAACCTAAAGTTACAATAGATGCTACACCAGCAGCTCCTATAGCTCTAATAGTGAAATCAATATTTAAAGACCAAACATCATTAATAACACTACTCCCTAGATTCTGTGCACCACTATCCAAAAGAACAATAGATCCTGCTTTAACTCTAATTGTAATATTTTGATTGTTATTAGCATTAATTACACCACCAAACACAGCTCTAAAACTATCACCTACTTGAAATCCATTTGCCGGTATAGTTAATGTACCCACACCGCCATTGATAAGACTGCTTTCTGCAGTAGTGTTAGTAATTAAAGTGCTGTTTGCAGTCTGTGCGAATAGTCCGTAATTAATAGTCGCTGGATATCCTGGTATGTTTATTACAGTTGTAGTTCCATTGTCGAACGCAGACACACCTGATCCAGTGAATGCCATGGTATTTCTTTGAGTAAGTGCTGTGCTTTCATCTTTAACTGTCTTATATCCAGTAGTTGTCACGTTTATATTAGTAGTTGCCATTAGCTTAGTGTTATATTGATTGTATTATTTTCAGTTGTATTTTGTGTGAATGTATCTTCTAGCACTCCATCAACATACACATTGTAAGTCGTTGTAAGATCGCCACAATTACCAGCTGGAGGATTCCCATTCTCAAAGTCGTAATCATCATATGGGATGGCACACCAATCTTCATTGTCAAATACTCTCAAAGATACTAGCATGGTCCATCCAGCCACCATGTCTTGACCTTGATTGATGAATGGATCTGTGCCTATCTCAGCTGTGACATCTGAAAACTCAGTCCATCTGTACTGCTGTAGTGTAGTCTTGATGTCATTGCATATCAATAAGCAGTCTGAATGGACCTCATTGATTTGTCTATAGTTAGAATGATTGTACTTGTCACAGATGGTGATCACAAAATTCACATTCACATATCCAGCACCCATCCCACTAGGCTGCAAAGTTGCCACCATCAGAGGATACTGTGCAGCGTCTCTGCTTATAGCATCAAGGAAGTCACCTTGAAAAAACTCATTTATTTGTCTGTGCTGTGTTGCGATCTCTTGCAGCTCCAGCATGATTTGGTTTAGAGTCTTTTCCATTTAGGTAATTTTTTAATTTGTCAATTTGTTTCTTGCTTGCAGTGAATTTTTTCATACTATCCAGCCTAAAGGTTTGTATCCAGTGTGATCCTTGTCTACCTTCTCATTACATTCATTGTCATCACAACAAACAATGTACTCAGGATATTTGACACCATTGTCATCTTTCAAGAATCCTATTAATCTTTCTTTGTAAAAATACGCATCCTTTCTTAGCATATCTCTAAGGTGTACAGTTTCTGTATCTGTATTGGCTGTCATTGTTTCATCTGACTGGCGGCCCACAGCTTTGTTTGTCAGCTTCTCATTCAGCATTGCAGCAGCTCTGAAGTCAACAAATGCTACCAAACAAGGAATCACATAGTCATTCATCAGTGTCAGATAGTCGGCTGTCCAGGTACTTGTTTCAACCCTATGCAGCAATGCCTTGTACAAAGGTGTTCCAAGTGCTGGCTGTAAGTGCATATCTTGTGATCTCTTTATACATACAGATAGGATCTTTGTATCTGTATTCATGTGGATCAATCCTAGCTTCTTAAGATTCTCAACGGATAATAAGTAGTTCATAGTACATAAGTAAATGGAAATCTATATTCATGGTTATGACCATCAACATAAATTAATTTATAACCTCTATTAATAAATGTTTTGTGAAAAGATCCAGTCAAATATTTTACTTTGCGATCTCCCACACATGTGTAATCCCAACCATCTATGGTTTCTCCCTTTTCAAATGTAGGAGTTATAATAATATTTTTAGCAAATGATTCAACCCATTCCAAAAAATTATTGATATCTATTTTATTATTTGTCCATTCATCAGAATTGATTGATCCTTTTGCCACTAAATAATCAATTTTTTGTATTGCTGGCCTATCAATTCGATAGTCATTATAATAACCTTCAAACCCAAGTAATTCACAAAATCTAAAAATTACTGGATCATTATCAACAAACAAACATTTCTCTGCTCCCATATCTTTGGCAACAATCAAACTTTCTGCACTACCTGGACCAAGATCCATTACAGTCTTATCTTTAAAGTCAATATCAAGATATTCATAAATGCTTGACCATATTTGACGATGATGCTTGGCTCCTCTATAATCTTTAATGCTATCAACTTGATCATGGATATATCCCCATAATGATGTCAGGTTTTTGTAATGACCTGGAGTATCTTTAATCCATGATACCAACTCATCCATTGTCATATCCTTGCAATGCTCTCTTAATTCTTTATAGTTATTCATGTCTTATTGTTTTTTAATAACTAATTGTTGTACCCAAATATGTCTGCAATATGGGGTGGTTACTTGAGTCTGAGGATTTGTATACCATCCACCTCTGTAGTTCCATACACTGTATTCCACTCTTGAGCTGATATTGTTGATTTCATCCCTTGTGTAAAGTCTATTCAATGACAATAGTCTAAGGCAGAAGTCTCTTGATTTAGTCAATACTCTTGGCACACCTGGTCTTTCTTTGTAACTGTATACCACCATGAATTGATCAATAGGAGCTGGAGCTTCATCCAGCAATTGCTTTCCCAAGTCAGACACCTCCCCATCAACAAGTAATTCAAAGTCAATAAGTCTTTCAGTTGACTTGGCAATCTCTTCTACACTGGCACCAGTTGCTGTTGCAATAGATGATGCATCCTCACCAGCAATTAGCATTGATAGAATTGATTTCTCTAGTGCTGAAATATTAGCTTTGACCTCACCAATAGTTGCAAACATCATCTGTTCTTTGCTGAATACCTCATCAGATGGTGTATCCCATTCAATGATATTTGTCTTTAGGACCTTGTATTCAGATGAATCAACACCATATTCTGAGAATATTGTAATCTCATCAGCACTGAATTCATGCTTATGATCACAGCTGGATAGTGTAGTTGTTGGCAATCCTACAATCTTTCTAGCTTGTGCCTCATCAATTGTTGGAAATGATGCCATGACAATATGTAATGCAGAATCAGATGACAAAGAATCAGATTTTACTCTTTCAACTATATCCATCAATGCTGATATCTGACTTTTGCTTAATGATTGATTAGCATCAGTGCTCAAGGCTGTATCTACCGGTGTTGCTGTAACTGGTGCAGCAGCTACAATTGGCCGAACATCAACTAGCTTCAATGTACCAATAGCTCCTGATAGCTGTACCATGTAATTCATCAGCCATTCAATCTGCTTCTGTCTTGAATTGATGTAGGTGTTCTTGTAGATCTCAAACAAGTCATCTGTCTCAGCTGCATTGAATGATCCATTTGGAGCAATACCAAACAAGGATGGTGCCACCACAGAATGGGCCACAAGAATATTCTGCTGCACTGACTTCTCAGTCATGGCATATCTCTCATGTAGGTTATTACCATTCAATGGCATTACTGTAGGAGCTTCATCTGCTCCATTGCTGAATGTGATGATGATCTCACCAGCATCCTCAACAGATTGTGTCCGGCCCTTGATTTGTTCTTTTATCTTTCTTTCCTCTTCAGATGTTTCAGGCTCACCTGATGCCAGGTTAATTAGTGTACCAGCCTTGAATCCATTCTGTAATTCATACATGTGGAATTTACTGATGTCAACATCTGTCTGAATGGCTGTAATACCACCATAGTAAGGAGGCTTTGGATAGATCCCTTTCTCACCTCTCGCTTGCTTAGATGGCTCCTTATAGTACAGAATGAATGATCCAGTGCGATTGTTCTCATTCAGTGCTGGATAGCTTCTGTAATTTGTCTTTTCTGCTGATTGCTGCAAAGCTGACCAGTCATCAGACACATAGTACAGTCTCTCATCCTCAGTGATTCTGATCAGGTCAATATCCATGTGCTCCCATCTCACTACCTTGGTACCTTCTCTGTTCCATGTACCTATCACAGCCATTGCACCAAACACCTCAAAATCAAAGGCCATTCTTTGAGCAATCTCATTCATGTCAAAGTCAGCAAATGGATTGGCAAGGAAAGCAGTCAGATCACCTGATACTGCCTCAAGGCCACCACCAGCAATGTAGTAGGTTTTATTCTTGATGATACCTTGATGCCAGGCACTACCTTGCAGAAGCTCAATAAGAAAGAAAGGATAGTCATTCTTTTTTCCCCATTTCATAAAGCCTCTTTGAGAATCTTTCTCCTCTATTGGCAATTGATACTGCTTGCTGAATGACAAGCTGGTGATCTTACTCATATATGTTATTTAATATTGTTGTCGAAAATTCATTTGA